CGCGGGCGACGATGATGTGCTCGTCCGCGACGACCACCGACCGGTCATCCGAGATGGCCTCACGGCCCGACTGCGCCCACCAGTAGGCGGGCTGCTTGTCGAGGATCTTCTCGACGGTGGTGCCGCCGCCATACGGGTCGGAGCCGTTCTCCGACTCGCGCTCCGTCGTCACACGCATCGACAGTCGAGGGTTCACGGCCACACCTGCTGGGTGAGGCGACCCGGCTGCTGCCACATGCGCGGCCCGTAGTTGTCGAAGCCAGGGTCGGCCTGCAACTCGACGCTGCGCCACGACCCCTTGCCGGCGGCGCGACGCGCGACCCGCTTCTCATGCGACGTCAGGAACACGTTGCCGGGCTCGCCACCGTCGCGCTGCCACGAGTAGTTGCCGATCGACTCGGACGTCAGGTCGTCCGGGTTTTGAATCGCCCGACGGACGGCGGCGACGACGACCGGGATGATCTCGTCCGGCACGCCGCCGCCGTTCTCGTCGGTGAAGTCCACCCCGGCCACCGACCGGACGAGGGCGGAGGCGTCGTCGATGAGCGCCTCGACACGTGTCCGCTCCTTGTCGGAGAGGTCACGGTCGAAGCGGACCTCGAAGTCCTCGACCTGGATGAGCGGTTCACTCATGCGGCGCCTCCGCCTCTACCGCTACGCCTCAAGCTGGAACTTGAAGATGCGGTCCTCGTCGACGACCTTCGACCCGGCGAAGGTGGCGAGCATGCTGCTGGTGGCCGCGTAGCGGGCGTCCCACTGGAACACCTGCGTCAGCGTCAGCGGCCCCTGCGTCGCCGACGCGGTGTCGACCATGCCGGTCTGCCCGCCGCCGGGAGCGCTGACGACCGGTCGCTTGTTCGCCATCGCGAAGCCCGACCGGTGGTAGGCAACGGCGATGTCAGGGTCGAGCGCGTTGGACTCGACGAACGTGAAGCCGTACAGCTGGCCGACCATCGCCTGACGCAGCGCGTTGTCGTCGCCGCTGGCGTCGACGCGCACGAACTTGTCGATCTTCAGCAGCTCCGAGGTGACCTCGGGGCCGTGGGCGATGTACCGGTTGCCGGCCGGCACGTCGTTCTTGGACAGGTCCTCGCGGGCAGCGAGGATCGCCGCCTCGATGTCGTCGGCGTTGCGGCCAACGGCGTCCTCGTCGTTGGCGAGGTCGTTCATCTCCGACGCGAGCTTGTTCTCGGCGCCGCGCGCCACCGCGTCGACCTGCACATCGGTGACCTGCGCAGCGAAGTCGACCAGCTCAAGGGTCAGCTCCTCGTGAGCCAGGCGCGTCGCGTGGTAGATGTACTCCATCGACAGGTCGACGTTCGCCTCGGTGACGTCGTCGTAGGTGATCTCCTCGGTCTTGTCCGCGCGAGTGTTACTCGTGCCGGGCTGCGGGACCCGAATGGTGACGGTGCCACCAGACGGGCCAGAGAACTCGCCGGCAGGAGCCATCGTGACGGTCTGCGGCAGCACGATGTTGCGAGCCAGCAGCTCGATCGCCGCAGAGCTCACCTGCTTGGCAGTGACAAACGAGTTAGCCATTGTTGCTGATCCCTCCTAGGGGGTTAGATGACTCGTCCCTGACGCTGACGGATCCGCTTCACTAGCTCGTCTCCGTCAGGTTCGGCATCGCCCCCGACGCTTGTCGGTGCCAGCTTTGGCTCCGGGCGTTGCGATGCGTTGCTGCTGGTGCGGAGCTCGGCGAGCCGCTTGGCTCGCTGCTCAATCTTCTCTTCGTTGTCGGACCCGATGAGGTCCAGGTCTTCCTCGGTGAGGCCGTAGCGCAGGGCGACGCGCAGCGCGGTCGTCTCGCCCGCTAGCCGCTGCTGCTCGCTGCGCAACTCGTCGCGTTCGGCGACAAGCTTTTCCTGCTCGCTCATCTGTTCTTTCTCAAGCTCCTTCGCCTTGTCAGCGAGCGGCTTGAGATCTTCCTTCTCCTTGCGGAGGTTCTGGATCAGCCGCCAGGCGCGCTCCGGGTCGAACTCGTCGTCGGAGCCCCACGGCGGTTTCTCCTCGCTGGTGTCGGCCTGCTCGGCGCTTGCCGGTTCGGCCTGCTCGTCGACGGCGCTAGCCTCGACGGCCTCCACCTGCTCAGTTTGCTCTTCGCTCATCATGCGCTCCTGGCGCTAGATGGTTCACTGTGACCGCCACGCCCGGCGGAACTCCCGCAGCGGGTCGCGGCTTCCCTTTGCGGTGCTGTCGTAAAGCTCTTTGGCGCGCTTGGCCGTCTCGTTGAACGGCTCGAACTCTTCGTAGAGCGGCTCGGGCTCGCACATGCAGTTGGTGTGCGCCTCAAACCCCGCCGTCTCTTTCGTGTAGACCGGCCCGCGGCCAGCGAGCATTGCGCAGAACTCGCACGCGTCCGCTTCTGGCGCGCGCGTGTAGCCGATGGCCTTCGGGTCTGCGTCGACGCTGCGGTGGACCGTTTCTCGGCCACCAGACATCGCAAGGTTGGATCCGGTGCCCTCAATGCGTGTCAGCGCGCGCGCTGACGCCTCTCGACGGCCCATGCCCTTGCGTAGAGCAGTCAACGATGCGACGCGGCCGGAGTTGGCAAGAATTCGCCGCGTGTTGTCCTCCGACGGCCGATCGGGGCGCACGAGCTCTTCACTGTCGACGCCCATCTCGGCGCGGAAGTCGACCATGTACTGCGATGCGCGGTCCGCCGACCGCTTGTGGCCCTCGAGCACCTTGCTTGCGAAGCGTGCGGCGATCGCGTCGGTGCTCGACTCGATCCGGTCGGAGTCCCAGGCCTCATCGAACACCGAGCGCAGCTCACGCCACAGTCGCGCGCGCGCCTGACCCTCTGCCTTGTGCCACTCGAGCGTGATGCGACGCGCCTCACGCGTCGGCATGGCCCTCTAGCTGCCGGGCGATCTCTTCCTCGACCTGCGCGAGCGGGTCGCCTTCCTGGCGGATCGCTTGGGCACGCTCGACGTCCTGCTGCGTCCACCCCGGGATCATCGGCCACGTCATCTCCGGGGGAACCTGCAAGCCCTCGACCATCTTCGACAGCGCGTCGACCGTCGACGAGAGGGCGCGCGGGTCGGTGTCGCGCCACACGACCTGCGACGCGTGGTCGCCGGCAGCTTCTTCGTCGCCGGCAGCCACCCCGGCGAGGCGCAGCGCCTGCTCCCACGACTCGCCGATCACCGTCTGCCGGTCCTCGACCTTCTTTGACAGCGACGTGTCCGCCGCCGTCAACGCCTCCGCGCTGAGGTTCACGATCTCACCGAGCAGGTAGTGCGGCGGCGTCTTCGACACCAGCCCGTAGACGCGCAGCGTGTTACTGATCGCCTGCACGATGTTGTTGAGGTTCGCCTCGCCGAGCTGGCCGACCTCGGTGCCCGGCTCGTCGAACGTCCACACGCGTTTCGCGAGCGCATGCGCGATACTCTGATCGTCCTGCTCCACCAGGCCGGTGATGTACTTCTGCGGCACGCTCGCATAGGTCTGCGCGACGAGCAGGTCAAAGACCGTTTGGTTCAGCCGGTCTTGGATGCGCAGTAGCGGCTCGACCTCGCCGATCGGGTGGTCGTGGTCGAGGTCCCAGCGGCACCGGAACCGCACCAGCGGGCAGACGCCGAGGCCGTGCTCCCACACCTCCGACACGTCCCACCGGTTGCCGGACCGCTCCATGACGTAGAGCGCGTCCGCGTCCAGCAGCCGCGCCGTCTTGCCGCCCGCGTCCATCCGCACCGCGCGGGTCGGCCAGTCGTCGTCAGGCTCGACGTACTCGGCGTGCCACGACCGCGCCGACGCCGGACGCATCCACGGCACCGGGTCGCCCGGCAGCACCAGCACGAACCCGTAGCCGTTGATCGCTACCGTCTCATAGAGCTGCTTCTGCCGCGAGTCGAGACCGTTTGCCTGCCACCAGTCCCACGCCCGCGAGTTCGCGTCGTCCTGCACCTCCGGCCGGTAGCCGTCGACGTACAGCCTCTCCACGAGCGTGTCAACGACGAGCGGCAGCAGGTTGGTGATCGCCCGCTCCGCTAGCGTCTTGAACTCGACCGTGGCCGTCGACGGCTGATACGGCCAGTCGTGGTGGCCGCGGTGGTACCGCTCGAACAGGTCGAGCCGCTGACGCTCGACGTGCGCTTGGTGGCGCATCCGGTCGAGCTCGAGGCGCGCCTCGCGTGAGTCCATCGGCATTAGACGCCTCGCATCGTCGTCGACGCTCGCTTCTTCTTGTCGCCGCGCAGCAAGAGCTCGTCGCGCGCATGCCGGCCGATCACCATCGCCACCGCCGCGTCGACCTTCCGGCTTGACTCGCGGTGCTCCTTGCCGAACGCGATGCCATGACGGTTCGGCCAGCGCCTCGCGTTCTTGACGTGCCGCGTCAGCACCATGTCGGACGCAGCGCGCAACTCCCCGTCGACGATCTCCTGGGCGACCTTCTCAGCAGCGTGCGTAAAGTCGCGTCCCCGACCGCGCATGTCGAAGCCGACCGCATGCTTCGACGTCGCCCACACCCGGTAGCGGTCGCCCCACTCCGACGCCCACGCGTCGATGTAGGACTCCCACGGGTGGACGTCCGCGAAGAACGCAGCGACCTTGAACCGGTCGTGCGCCTTCGACACGGAGGCGTCGACGGCGGTGCGCGGCACTTCCCAGTCGGGGTCGGTGGCGGGCGCTTCCCACACGTCCAGCAACTCGACGAGGCCGTCACCGACTCTGCAGGCAACGAGGGCGGTGGCGTCAGACTTTCGCGACCCGTCGAATCCGAGCACAACCTCGTCGCCGTCCTCTAGGCGATCGTCGACTAGGCAGGCGTCCCAGTCGTGCGGCGCCACCCAGGCGTCCTCCGCCGCCGCTAGTTGGTTGAGGTAGAAGCGGCGGCTGACGCTCGTAGGCGTCCGCGGATCCCACACCGCCTCGACGGTGCGGTCCTCATCGAGCCAATCGCTATCGCCACGCGCCGCCTGGATCGCGGCGCGCAGACTGTCGCTGTCGGACAGGTCCGTGTCGGGCGGCGCCTCCAACGAGTCGTACAGCCAGCCCTGCGACCGCGTCTGTCCGCCCGCGATCTTCTGGTAGGCGTCCCAGTCGCGCTCCGCAACCGACCCCTCGCCGGGCGCATGCGCGTTCGTCAACGCCAGCGCGCGCGCCGACCCGTCGCGGCTCTTGATGGCGTTCCGATCGATGACCGCCGCCATCGCATGACCCTCGTTGGCCTCGAGCCAGTGCTGCGTCTCGTTGGCGATCACGAACGTCGCCCGCGCGCCCTCAAGCGCCCGCGGCGACGACGTCACCGCCTCAAGGCGGCGCTTGCCCCTCTCGGCGTAGATGATCTCCTTGCCAAGGTCGACCTGGTGCTCGGAGACCAGCTCGTCGGTGAAGATCGACGGGAACAGCGACATGGTGATGCGCGTCTGATCCAAGTTCACCGCGGCGACCTGCACCCACGCGGCCGGGTGCGGCACCGCGATCGGCTCGCCGTCCGACCGCCAGCCACCGAACCGGCACGGCCCGGCGAACTCGGCGGCGCAAATCACCGCGCCGATCGGATCCTTACCCCACCCCTTCACGCGGCGAAGCACGCCGTACGGGTACAGCCACCGGCCGCGCTCGTCGATCGCATACCACCAGAGCAAGAACCTCGCCTGCTCCGGCGTTGCCCGCCACGCCTCCCCGGCGTTCGGGCCGTCCGGCTGCAACAGGTGCGTCGACGCCCAGCCGAGCACATGCCAGCCAAGCGTCCTCTCCGGCAGCAAGAACCGGCCATCACCGCCACGGGACCACGTCGGCCCGTAGGCGACCGGCTCGCTCACCCCCCGACGATCTTCCGGTACTCGTCAATCGCCGCCACCTCGGCCGGGACCTCATCCGACTCTTCGGCTCGGTCCAACTCAAGCCGAGCTTTCCGGCGGGCACCCTCCGTCGTCAACAGCTCGCCAGCCGCCGTCTGCCACGCCTGAATCATCTGCGCAGACACGCGGCCCGACTCCAGCTGGCGGGACAAGAGCTCCGCCCAGATGCGGGCGGTCTCCCAATCCGACTGCTCGTAGAACACGCTCTGACCCGACTGCTGCAACGACCGGTACCAGTCGGCGGCGAGCTCGTGCCAATGCTCCGCGGCAGGCGGCGGATCGACCTCACCGGCCGCGGCGTGATCGGGTCGCGACTCGACGTTGCGGCGCCGGCGCTCCGACGACCGCTTCGGAATAGGGGGCATGGGGCCTCCAAGGTGCTGCCTGGACCAGCGCCCCTAGGCGCTCGTCGACCTTGAGTGCTGTACACGACGTCTTCTGCT